GCTACATTAGGAGAAAATGGCGACGTTGCCATCGGTTTAATGTCAAACACATTGCCACTAATAGTTAGAGTTACGTTTCCTTGTAGGAAATTGCCTTTTTCACCACTAACATTTTGGCTAACATTTGTCTGGAATCCTAACCCTCCGCGCTGTCCCATATAGACAATTTCAAGGTAAATTCGATCACCTTTTTGCTCTGCAGCTTTTACGATTTCATATCCAGGATCACCAAATACAAGCGGACCTGATACTGATCCAGTACTCATGATCTCAGAGATAAATTTCTCCATTGCCATTTCACCGAAGACGGAATCAGTAACCTCGGTAGAAGAAGTATCAACGTTGAAGGTCTTCGCAAAGAAAGGAACCCAGGATTTAATCGTGCATTTTTGAGCGGGAGTACCAACAGCAGCAGCAATTTTGGAAGGTTCGATCTGGATTGCTGTCTGAGTTAGCGTCGTCGTTTTTGTTCGGACGATCACATAATCACCGGCAGTCCCCACATAAATTAAAGTGCCAGCATATAAAATTCGGCCAAAACCCCCAGTCGCTACGGTAAGAGTGGTATCACCTAAGACGATTGCGGCAGCTAAATCAGCTACTCGTGTGGGAGGGTCTTCCCCAAAACCATAAGTACCAGAGATAAAAAATTGCGTATCACGGCTAGGGGTGAGGTTATCACTCCGATTTAATTCTACAATCTGATTTGACATTCTAATCACTGACTAAACTTTTCTAGTTACATTGTACTATAAAAGATTAGTAAATGTGTACTTTAAAAGTCTAGAAGTCTAGCAGTGGTAATTTTAAAGGTCGCTTTTGGTCTGATAATCCCCTCAGAAGTTTTGGTATAGGGGGTTAGGCGCGGCTGATCTAGAAAATTCCAGTAGCGAGATGATTTAAGTCTCTCGATCACCGGTGTTAAGGATTTCTCTAGATTGTACTGTTTCAAGGTAATGCAATAGTTATTTATGCCTGCGGTGTAACCCAATAGGTTTTCGTGATAGGGGTCGGGTTCTCTTTGGATAATCGCTTCGATCCCACTATTAGGCTTTATTTTATAGTTAGCGGGTAGCTCGGGGGGTTCCACCCAAATAGCGTCTATTTCGCTTAATTTCTGCCCTGTAGGGCTTGTTATTTCGTATTTACCTAAGTCAGTACCGATAAGTATCTTTAAATTGTTTCTAATACCTAATAAAATATCTCTTAATTCTGATTCACTCATTTAATTTTTCCTTTAAGATTTCACTATAAGCCTCAATTGGATTATAATCCTCTATGGCTGTGTCGATAAAAGGTCGGGCAGGAACATCTGTCACCGTCCCGTCGTTACGCTCTATTTGATACCCTTCATGGACAAGAGCGGCATGATCAGCCGTGTAACCGATTACTTTATAGACATCGGATACATCTTCAATAAATTGGCTATTTTTTAGCTCACCCGTATCCACAATGTTTCGGGGTGAGCCAACTACACTGCCGTTTTTTCGTACGGTTTCCCGTGGCCAAGTCCATTTACTATCTTCTATCTGAAAGTTAATCTCTTGGGCAAACTCGGACACCATTTCTCCAAAAGCTTCAGTAGCCAAGTCTTTTCCTAGATTCCAGTTAATCATTAAAAAATAGCTGCAAGGATAACTTGCATCTATTATAGCAACTTTAGACTAACCGATTACGGATAGTCGACTCTTATGTCTCGTGGTGAGATATTAATTTATCATTAAAGACTCAAACAATTCTTTAAATTTAACGTTTCTCCATCCTTTTTGAATTTTAAAAAAAACTTGTAACTCACCGTTAATACATTCTGTGGTTTGTTTATCAATAGTTTCTATGCCTTGAGTTAAGGAATTCGAAAAAGTCTTACATTCTTGCGTGTAAGTTTTTTGAATAAACCACTGCCCGCAATTACAGTTTTTCTCGTCTATTATGTATCTTATCTGAAAAGATATCCATTCTACGCCATGATAATTAATATCTGCCGAGAAACTTGAGCAACTTTTCCAAAACTTACATTCTCTTTCACTTGGACTAAAAACGTTTAAAACTTGTTCTTGAAACTCTTGAAATGATAGCATAATTACTCCCGTTGATTCACTACTTTAGTTTAATAATTTGACCATTCTCAACACATATAGCTTCAAAATACAATAACTTGTCTCGTCGATTGTAATACTCAAAAATTTTGGTAACATCATCTTCTGTATTTATATTGCAAAAATACTCTTGAGGTATTCCTTCTTTGTTGTATATAATAGCCGCAGCAGTAAAAGTCTGGTGTTTAGGATTGCCATTTTTATCTTTTTCTGCAAAGTTTAAGTGAAACATAATTACTTTTGTTGATTTGTGGTTAATAACCGATAACTGATAACTAAAATTACTCGGCTAATTGTCACAGACTACCCGAAAACCGAGATCAATGTAGCGGAAGGCGCGGCGGTAGTAGTTGAGGCGAAACGCGGAACGGCAGTTATTAGGATAGAGTCCCCAGGAACCGCCCCGCAAACATTTTTTAGGTTGAGAACGATTATCATTATTAAGCCACGCCGAGCCATCATCCGACGCTGCAATATAGTTATTGTGCCAATCGTCTTCGCACCACTCCCAAACATTACCAGTCATGTCATAAAGTCCCCAAGCATTGGGCTTTTTCTGTCCTACAGGATGAGTTGTACCATGAGAATTTCCCTTATACCAAGCGTAATTTTCTAACTGATTAGCATCATCGCCAAAATAATAGCGAGTGGTTGTCCCGGCACGACAAGCATATTCCCATTCCGCTTCTGTGGGTAGGCGATAGGTTTTACCTGTTATTTGACTCAATTTCTGACAAAAAGCTTTAGCATCGTCCCAACTAACCTGTTCTACTGGATTTTGGGGATTATTTTCAAAGTAAGAAGGATTGGTTTCCATCACCGCTTCATATTGTGCCTGAGTTATTGGATATTTGCCGATGGTAAAACTGTTGACTCCACAGAAACTTTTTTGTATCCTGCAATTTCTTGAAGTAACCTGGTTATCAATATTCTTTCGGTCTGTCCTTCCACAAAAATCGCTAGTTTTTTCTTTGACATCAATCTATCACTTCCTCTGAATTAGGTTCCTGCAAGTAAAATTCACTAGCAAAAAAATCAAAGTTATTCAGTCCAATATGTTTAAACTGTTCAAATTGTTCGGGAGAATTAGAGTAATTATGTAATTTAGCGACTCCGGGTTGTCGTTCGATAACAGACCAATATTCAAGAGGAACACCATTCATGATATTCTCATCGTTAGTGGTCATGATAAGTTGCACTAAGCCTGTTTTCGCCTTCTCAATTAAAAGTTTAATTATAGCTGAAGATCGTTGAAAATCCAAACCCTCCCCGATATCATCAATAATAATACAACTAGGCTGATCTGACAAAATAGCGTAATTAATCTGAATAAATAATGATAAAGCTCTGAACATTCCTTGAGATATTTCCGATTGTTCCGTGACAGACTTTAACCCATCTTCTTGCACATACAAAAACTTTGGTAAATTGTCTGAATCCTCGTCTGAATTTTCAAGAGGCGAAATATTAGACTTGAAAAAACTCGGTACTTTAGTTTCTATCTTTGTAATTTGATAACCGATTCTATTCATATCGTCAATAATTCTTTGAGTGAATTCACTATGTTCTCGTTTTCCCAGCACAAATATTTCAACAACATAATCAGAATCTTTAGTATCTGTTTTAGCTTTTAATAATTCTGTTGTTGGCGGCAATTTAGCTAGGGTATATTTTCCCAGTTGTGTTCCAAATTCATAGAATCTTAGAGAGCTAGACCATTTATAAATATCTTCCAAGAAAGGGTGTTGGATAGTATCTCGACGCTTAACTACTGCTAATTCTGTTTTAGGTGTTTGAAAGCGCATATACTGATTAAGTTCTTGGGCAAAAATTCTACCTTCTGCCGACTCATTTCTTTCTAAAAGTTGCTTGCTACCAATAATTAGCTTTTCTTGGAGAACTTCTCCATTTTCTGATTCTAGAAAATATTCTGTTTTACAATTTGTGGTGCAATCAAAAAATAAATGCCATGTATCCTTTCTAAAAGATGGATCAAATTTTTCACTTCCAGATAATAGTTCTGATAGCTTATATATACTTTTGACAATTCTTGATTTTCCACTGGCATTTTTACCAACGATTAAATTAATATTGCCTAACTGACATCCATCAATTCGCCATTCACTAGGTTCCCCTCGATTAGAAATATATTCAAATTGGTCTAATTTCATGATTTTAATCTCCTTGATCGCAAAAATCGTCAATAGGGTGAGCTATGAAAAGCTCACCCTAAACTTCATACTAACTCAAATTCGGGTACTCGTAAGCTAAAAAGGTGTAGGTTTTTTTTGTTTCTTCTGAATTGATCTCGCAGACAAACTCTTCTGCAATTACTTTTAAAGTTTTTACGATCATTTTTGACTCCTGTGTGTGTTTTGGTATATACCTATAATGACAGGTATATGTTTGTATGTCAAGTGTTTTTTTGTTTTTTTTTCAACCGATAACGACGACATCTTTCAGCGTTAGTCTTTGAATCAGGGTGGGAGGGTTTTCCTGCCGGATTACCAGTAAAGTGGTAATTGCAGTCTTTACATCGGTATCTTTGTTTTCCCGACACAGAAAATCCCTTTTTAGAGATTCTCTGTGATTGGCATTTAGGACATGGCATTAATTAAGGCTTCCATTTTTTCAATTTCAGACAAAATCAAGTCTCTTTCTTTTTTGTATTTACCAGGATTTCGGTGTTTTCTAATTTGTAATTCAACTACAGAAAGTCTTTGTTTTTTGTATTCAATTTGTATTTCTATTGTACGTTTTTTTCTGTTAGGCATCTGTTTATCTCCTTTGTGTTTTGGAATATCTCCTATTATAGGGGATATGTTTTTATGTTGTCAAGAGGTTAGGGAAAATTTTTAGATAACTCCATAGTCTCCTAGTGTAAACATAGCCTCTATGTCTCCTTTTTTTGCTTTTGCTTTTGCTTCTGCTATTGCTTGACGATCTTCCTCATTCTGTTTTCTTGTTTTGTCGTCCATTTTACGATAAGCTTTTTCAGCTTCTTTGAAACCTTTAAAAACCGAAACGCTACCCCATACTTTGGTCTGATAGCAATCTTGGAATAAACCAGATTGTAAATCTTTTTTAATTTTAAAGATAATTCTCTCGAAAATGGTGTCGGTAACAGCCCCCTCAAAACCGACTACATAAAAGGATTTTCCGTTAACAGATAAATGTGCTATACAAGCGGCGCGTCCAGTATTGAAACAGCCTAACGATTCCGCTCCTACCACATAACTTAGGTGGCGAGATAACTTGTGCTGTAAAGACTGTTCTTTACTGGTCGTCGCTTGTTTTTTGACAGTCTTAACTTGATTGACTGTGACATTGTATGTCTGTAGTTTTTCCATATATTTTTCTGACCAAGCCTTAGCCGCTTCATAGCTACGGCGGTAAGATACTTTATCATCAGGAAAATAGCAAAACCATTTATCTTTATCGATACCAATACCTTTTTTAATTTCAACCTTTTCTGCTACTGCAACGTAGTGACCGGGTGCTTGTCTGTTAAATTTCATCGTGAACTCCTTTGTGTTTGTTTGTATATACCTACAATAACAGGTATATGTTTTTATGTCAAGGGGGTTAAGAAATATTTTTAAACCCCAATGAGACTAGCTAAGATACATAACAGACATAGCTTTAAGTGCTATGGTTTTTTGACGAGGTGTACCTTGCAACCCAAATTTTTTGTAAAGGCTGCTTTTAATCCCAGATAACCGAGATTTTGTTACACATTGATCATCAGCAATAACCTCTTCCAAATAACGGGGGAGCTTCCAAAGGATTTTTCGTTCTTGATCGGTCAGTCCGCCCTGATGATAAGGAATATCATAGACTTTTTCAAATTCTTCTTTTGAAGGAATCTCTATATTTAGGGACTCTGCTTCTGCCAATACTTTTGAGGTTTTGTCTTCA